CGCCATCGGCACCAACGTCTTCGAAACCTTCTAAATCAAGGTCTACGTGGAATTCTAGTAATGTATATAAAGGTTCAACTCTTTGTGATTTAGTCATACCTTCTAATTCTCTTTCTTTTTTCTTTAATTCATCTGTAGTTACATCTTGTGGTTTGTTTAATTCTATATCAGAATAAAAACCATTAACTTGTTGTTTACGTAAATCATTTTCAGACATTTTAATTACATGACAAACAGAAGTTGCATCTTGTAAAGATGTTGCAGTGTATGGCACAATTAAATCGTCTGCGGGAACAAATTTAGATACAGCTCTTTCTAATAAATCATCGTAATAAACTTTTTTAAATGTTGAACCTGCAAGTGGAAGATAAAATAACATTTGATCAAACTCAGGTTCGTATTCTTTCATTTGATCCATGAGTTGATAATTCATGAAATCTTTAACCCGTTGAGACTGTTGTTCTTTCTGGGGATTCGATGCTCCCATAGTTTGGGTTCTTACTGGTCCATCAGCTGGGAGTAACTCTTTATAAGCGAGCGCCTGAAACTGAGTAACAGCTTCAGCAAGTACCGGGTGAGTCGCCCCCGACGCGCCTTGGAAAGGTTCGGTTCTATTTTCATATTTGAATCCTAACAGATCTAAGCCTACAGTGTAAGCCCTTTCCCAATCAGCACGAGATAATTTATATTCTCTATAATCTCCCTCAAGCCTATTGGCTATTGGATCAGTAATGTCTTCTGGTAATAAATCATTTAAGTTTGCAAAGTGATCACCTTGTTCAGGTGCAGGCATTGCATTTGGATCAAAATCAATTGTTGCCCCTTCTTCGTCTTCTATAACTTCAACGGGACCTTGTGGTGTTTCTGGTTCTTCCAAATTAACAACCTCTGCAACTTCGTCGTCTGGTCGTTTAACATTTGGGAGACCTTTATCTATTTCTGCCATTTAAATTCTCCTGCTTCTTCTTATCTTGTTTTTTATCTTTAATCAACCCCTGTGGATTAGGGCCTCTTAATGGTGGTATTTCCTTCCATTTAACATGCTTCATATTTTTAACTAATGTTGGGTTTTTCATTTTCTTTTTAAACTCGCTATTCCGCCTTGTGCATACCGCGGAGCAATTTGTGATTGCCAATTTTGATCAGCTATGATTCCTTGCTCTGTTCTCTTATCTATTCTCGCCTGTCTCTCTGCCTCTAGTTTTTCCATGGTAGCTATATCTTCTTGTTCTGCTTTATCCATTAAACCTTGATCATAAAACTGTCCGTATTCTGTATGAGGAGTTGGTCTCATAAATGGTTGCATGTTTAAAACATATTCATCTAAAATACTGTCATAAACTTTTTGTTTAGACTCTTCTCTTCGTTTTTTATTCATTCCTATTCTTCCTTGAGGATTAACTGTTCGATTTTCTAAATTATACAATCTTTCTCCAAGTTCATAAACTTTTCTTCTTTCGGGCGCTGCTGATCCTTCTGGAAGTGCTGCTTCAAATTCTTCTTGTTCGGATTGACCAAGTATTGGACCAAAACCATAATCAGTTGCATTACCTAAAATTCTTTTCCAAGATTCTCCAGCTGCATAATCTCCAATTGCAAATGGAACCATAAAACCTGCTTCAGCTAACAGACCATAACCAGTCCACTTAGCAGCACCTGTAAGTGCTCTCATACCTTTTGTAAATCTACTTAATTTTTGTATTGCTTTTGCACTTCCTTCAGCTCCTTCTTGAACAACTTTATTATATCCTTTTTGATAATCGACGATTGAAGTACATTGACCTCCTTCACCTTTAATACATGGAATACCTGCATCTTTAAAAAATTTTAACATTTTTTTATTATCAAATTTTTTTCCTTTAAAATCTACTCCTGTTTCTAATGCTTTTGCTACAGAAGATTCTATTTGTTTGAATTGACCGATTGCAGTTTTGGAACCACTTCCATAAAGTTTTCCTTGATGTCTAACATACACGTTATTGTTTTTTAATGTTTGTATATCATCAGGTAATATGTTGTCCGCTCTAATTCTTTCTTCAATTCCAGTTATTTTTTTATTAATTGTTTGTGTTGTCAACGCAAGATCATCTGTAGCACTACCAAATGCTACACCTGAATTGTGGTGTCTTACAATTGCATTTTTTAACATTTCTTTTGATGTTCCTTCGGTACCTGAAAGAAAATGTATTAAATGATTTAATTTTAATTTATTATCTAAATTTTTAAAACCTCTGTCTTTTAATAGACCCATAATAACATCGTTTGGAGCGTTTCCAGATCTTTTAGATATATCAATTAATTTATTATTTAATTTCCAATCTCCATGTTTAGTCCAATCACCTGCATTTTTTTTAGTATATTTATTTAAACCATAATAAGTTTTACCACCACCGGCTTTAGTATTGTCTTTAAAACCTATAATTCTATCAACACCATTTATTTCTTCATAAATAGGTTCATAAGTAAATTTTTTTACACCTGGTCTTGTGTTAGGAGCTTTCTTTTCATTTTTATAAACTCGTTCCATTTGAGCTAACATCCAACCTTTAGCTCCGCCAAAGTCAGCAGCTAACGTCCATGGATTTTTATCGGCTATGGTTTGTGCCATTCTTTTTAAAAGATTCTCTCTACCTGCTTGTTTAATTCCATACTTGTGTGTTTTAAAATCCCATTCTTTTACACCTTCTGGCAAATCAAATTTAGCTTTTATTTTATTTTGATCTTTAATAGATAATCTTGTACCTTCTTTTTGATATGGTTGGCCTCTAGTATTTTTTCCTTTACCCATTTCTAAAGTATAACCTTTTTTCTTAAATCGATCTACTTTGGTCCAATCTTTATTAGTCACCCTATCATCTCTTCGACCAAATCTATTTTTGGGATATTTTAAAACACCAAATTTAGGATATTTTTTAAAATCAAACTCTATATCTGGAAAAGCTTCTATAACTTTTTGTTGTTGCTTTACTGTTAGTCCTTCACTAAAACCGATCCGTCCACCATCATTCATGTTAAATGGTCTTTCTAAACTTTTTCTTTGTAAGTACTCTTCGTAAGTTTCTTGAGAAGGATCGAAGTCTTTTAACATTTCATCTTTAAGTGGACCTGGTTCTAGGTCATCTTTTAATGAAGCCTGGTCCATGGTTCGTGGTTCAAGGGCCTCTCTTAAGATAGGGTTCTTGATTAACGGCTCTTGGCTTTCTTCCATTCCAAATTTAATTAATTCTTTAAGGTTCATTATTCTCCTAACATTTTAGCAAGACCACCGGATGCAAAATCATCAGGTGTTGGATAGTTTGAAAAATGATCAGCAATATCTTCATTCATTTTATCAAAACTCTCTGATACGTTTCGTGCGCCTTTTTTGGTCTTTCCCGTAGCAAACGCTTCTATTTCATCAAAGTTAGATTCATGGTTCCCAAATTTTTCAATAGTTGATTCTTCAAATTTTACATTCTCTGGATGTCCTCCAGTAAATTCTGCTTCTTCAACCCAGAATTCTTCTTTAGATTTTCCACCTTCATATTCTATTTTTCCTGATTTACCAATACCAGGTTCTAATACTTCTTCCGCTTTATATTCTAATCGTACTGGTTGACCATATTTACCATCAGCCCAACCATGTTTAGTTTGTTCACCAATATCAACCCACACATCTCCGTTGTTTAAATCTTGACTGACAGAGATAGGTGTTTTGGAATCTGGTAATTTAGTTGTATGAGTAACAAGTCTATCATATTCTGTTACTTTGGCTTCTTCACCTTCTTTAATAATCTTATTTACAAGAGGCTTGAACCATGCTGGCATGCCATCAATATTTTTAATTGGAACTTGTGTTAATTCTTTTGCAACAGGTTTACCTGCTTTAAATAAACTTGATAATCCTGATTTAGCTGCGGCTCCTGTTAAACCTAATGCTGCCATTATTTTTAAAAATGCTCTACGGCTCATTCCGCCGCCTGCAAATTTCTTTCTCCACTTCATTCCTACATTCCAGTTATCACCTAATTTTGTTTCTCCTACATTAGATAACCAATCGATAGGTTGACCTTTATAATCTACATTGCTTTTATCTCTTCCAAAACCAAGTTCGCCACCTACACTTAACTCTCCACCAAATAATGGAAACGTTGTATCTGCAGCAAGTGTGCCACCATAATCATATCCTTTTTTAGTTAGGCCTTCTACACCAAGAAAGTTTGTTTCTTTTTTTCCTGCGCCTCCCTGCATATCAAAATAAAATGTAACTGGAGGTTTACCTACACCACCACTTGAAAAACCAATACGGCCACCTTCAGCATTTAATTTTCTTCCTTCTTTTAACGTTTTATTTTTAACTAACGTTTCTAATTCTAAAATAGCTTGATCTATATCAGCTATACTTTTATAATTTTTCATATGTGGAGCTTGCGTATCGACAAAATGTTTCATTAAGAAATCTAGTCCTTCATCTTTCATTTCTTTATTTGTCTGTAATTGTTTAAATAATTGTCTATCTGCTTTTAAATGTTCTAATATACTATTTGCATAATTTGTTTCGAATTGTAATAGTTTTAATTTATCTTCTTCACTCATTAAACGTTTAGCCACTACATCAGGCTTTAAAGTTTTTTCTCCTCTAGGTATTCCCGAAGATTTTTTAAATTTAGTTAATAAATTTTTTAAAACTCCAATGGTTCTTCCACCAAAGACATATGGTATTCTTTCATTTGTATCTTCTGCAAGTAAATAACTTAAACCTGCTGGACCACCTTCTGCTAATCCCCATCCAGACATACCACCACGAGCTTCTTTTGCTGCACTATGACTTACGGCTCCTCCAGCTATTCCTTTTGAAGTTTGTTGACCTCCTCCAATGGAAGTACCTCCGCCGCCCCCACCATGGGCTTTTTCTAAAGTTTTTAGGATAACCGGTTTTATAACTTTTTTTCCCAATATATTTTTTCCAACATTTGTTATAACTTTTTTAGGATCAGTTATCATACCAGTGGGTCCTAATATTCCCAATTGCACTAATTTACCTAATCCACTTAATACTTTACCAGGAGCAAAACTACTTTGAGTTTCTTCTTCTTCTGGAAAAGCAACTGCACCATCTTGAAAACCGGTTCTGCCACCTTTGCTATATAAACCTGGCATATTTAATAATTGATAAATTTGATTAATACCTTCTAAACCTAATTCACCTGCAAGAACAGAAGGGCCACCTCCCCATCTAACAAGTTTATCGGTCCATGATTCTTTTGCGCTTCCACCACCTGCTTTATTCCATCTACCTTTATCAAAATCTACTTTAATAACTTCGCCAGATTTTTTAGGTTTTTCTTTTCTAGTATAAAGATAATTTTTTCCACCAGTTCTTGTAGTTCCTACATGCTCGTCATAATCTCGTTTTAATGTTTGTTTTCTTTGCGCTTCAATAGAATCTAATGTACGCTCTAATTGTTTTTCACTTTGAATTAATTTCTCATCAATTCCACTAGTGAATAATTTTTCTTTCACAAGCATTTCACCAAAGTCAATATTACCTTTATCAGGTATTTTCATAATACCTTCTGCATTGGGTTTTGTGAGTTGTTTTGTAACCCATTTTCTAATTAGAGATAATCCTGCCATAATTAATAATACACAAACTTCCTAGGCGCTTGTTTTTCTTCTACATAATCTTCAGGGTGTCTTAAAAATCCACCTTGTCTAAAGCGCATAACAGCTTGAGTCATACTATCAACTAAGTCGTCATGATCACCATGCGGGAATGCTGCACACTCCTCGATAACTTCCTCCGCAAATTTCTGGTCTGGCGCCCATATTAGACCTGATTCAAAAAGCGGAGCGCATGTATTTACTCTCACGTGTTTATCATTTCCTTTGCTCGGTGTAAAGTTCTGAACTGGTATGTCCATTTGCCGAAGTTCGTACGTTAAAGGCAGTCCTGATGCCTTTGCTTCGATGATAACTGACTCAGGATTCCAGTATTTGTACTGATCGAGAGCTAAACGCCTTAATTCAGGAAATTCATACCTTCCTTTGATGGCATCTACTAAAATAAGGTTAGCGGGTGAGTCTTCATTGGGATAAAACACTCCCCAAGTGGTAATTGCACTAAAATCGGCTGTTTCTTTTTTCATAAATGCAGTATCGTAAGATTGAATGACATAATGTAAGTTTGGAATGTAGTCTTCTTCCCATTTTCGCCACCATTCCCGTTTTATAAGTGCTCCTTCTTCAGAAGTTGGACGTTGCATCCACTGTGCATTCCATTTTCCGACAGGTAGTGTTGCTTTTACCTTCTCAAGCTCGTCTAATTTCCAATATTCTGGCCAAACGGCTTCAGGTTTAGGTCCATGGTCCAAGATCGCCGGAAATTCGACCACTTCCCATTGGTCAGCTTTAACTTCAGTTTGATTTTTTAACAAAATTCCGGTCAAATCTTTTTTTGACCAACGTGTCATTACTAAAATAATTTTTCCACCTGGTTGAAGACGTTGTCTTGGACCAGATGTGTACCATTCATACGCATTTTCCATAGCTGTTGCAGACATTGCATCTTGTTCCGAGTGCGGATCATCAATAATTAGCAGATCAGCACCACGTCCTGTAATTGCTCCACCAACACCAGCAGCAAAATACTCACCACCTTGCGCAGTTTCCCACCTTCCTGCAGCTTGAGAGTCTTCCTGTAGTCTAGTTTTAAAAATTTTATGATAATCTGGACTATCGATTAAGTTTTTTGCTTTACGACCAAACCTAATTGCCAGTTCACCTGTGTGCGTTGCTTGAATTATCTTTAATTTTGGATTACGGCCCACCATCCATGCAGGTAATAAGAAAGATGCAAACTCTGACTTAGTATGTCTTGGTGGCATGTTTACTATTAGACGGGTAATTTTCCCTGTTGCAAGGTCATTGAACTTTTTTGCTATGTGTCTATGGTGCGCGCCTTCAATGAACTCGGGCCAAACACATTTAACAAAGCTTAAAAAATCGTCTTTTGCTTTATTTTGAATTTTTTTCTCAGCGTGCATTACTTGCAGTTGCCGAAAAGTTTTACGAACGTCTGAAGGAAGCTTACTTATATCTATATTATTCAAATTCATACAAAATTTTTAAAAAATTTTTCGCACCCTTATAGGATGTTGAACATGTTTTTAACAGGATTAACTCTCTAAATCAAGCAATTCAACCCAGAGTAGTGGGACCCCTTTTTATTTATTTCTGGGGTCGACCTTTATTCTCGAAGTTTTTTGGAATTGGGTTTGGTACCTCTATTGATGGGGGGAAGCAGGGGCGATTGCTCGCCCGTGCGGTGGTTGATGATTAGTCTAGCAATACATAGTATTGCTTAGTGAAGTATTTCTGAAACCAAGTAATACCTTGTTGCATAATCTTATATTGCTCAGCCCATTCAGCGTCTTTAATGTTATAGTAAATAGTAGCTGCAAAGTCTGGCAGTTCACATGACTCATTGCTATAAGGATTAGTGCAAGTAGTCATGTCTAATGCTTGCTTGCTATCTATGTTATTAGCAAAGTGCGCCGGTATCTTGATTGTCTTGTTATTGTATTCAATTGTTTTCATATATCCTTATCCTACATTATCCATTGTCATTGTCAACACTTTTAATTGTGGTTCTTGTTGCCATGTATGGTACTCGTGTTGGACCATTTGC